CAAAACCATTAGAGTTCTCTTGGGCAAAGGCACCAGAATATCCAAAAAAAGGAAATGAAGAAAGACACTCTTTTCTTTATCCAGATGGTATACCAATATATATTTTAAATGCAAGTCACACAGAGTGTGGATGGCAAACTGCTGATATTGTTGGAGGCGCAACTGCAACCCCACAAGCATCTCCTCCACCACAAAAAGCAATAGTTAGAATAAAACAAGAAGTACCAGGAACCGCAGGTAATACACAAATATTATTCACTGGAGAAGGACTAAGTTTCGTAAACTTTTCTAAAGGTAAAGATGTTGCAGAGGCAAATGCACCCGAACCAGCACCAACTGGCGATACAAAACCTCCAGGTGATGGTACAACTCCAGCACCAGCAGACGGTACAACGCCTACAGGCACTGGTACAACTCCACCAGCGGGAGGGACACCAGCACCTACGCCCCCTGCTGGTGGAGCGGCACCTGAACCCACACCTGAACCCACACCTGCGCCAGCGCCAGAAAATACAAATCGTGATGAGGAATTATTTAAATTATTGAATGATCCTTCGCCAACGGGTGCTTTGCCTGAGAATTATGTTAGACAAAATCCAATCTTAATTTATAAGGCAGCTGCCGCATTTTATAGTGGTCCTGAAGATGTACCTGCTGAAATTGCGCCGCTTATGAAATATTTAACAGTTAAGAAGCATTATGATTCTCTTATCAGTGATTATTATACGGTTGATCCACAAGGAAAGGAATTTTTTGGTGGAACTCCATTAGAAGGCAAAGAAGAAGGAGACCAAGCTTATCTTCAAATCGGACAAGTTTTTAAACCATTTCTAACTAAATTAAAAGAGCAATTAGAAGGTACTGGTACAGGAACAACCCCAGGAGGCGCAGCATCAGTTGGCGCTCCGCAACCATCAGCGACTCCTGCGGAACCGTCAGCACAAGAAGTTGCAAATGCAACTCCAAATGTTGCACAACCTGCACCCGCTGCTGCTCCTGGTCCATGCGGTTCATATGGTGCTCCAGGTGTCAGTGGTCCTCCTGGTTCTCCTGTTCCGCTCGGCAGTACACCAGGAGAACCAGGAGCATATGCTTCAGCGATTGGCGGTATTATACCATTAACATCAAGTGATTACATAGGGTCTGATATAGTCATAAGAGAAATTGTAGCGGTAGGTTCAGCAGGGTCGGTCGGAGGAACAGGATATGGTCCTGCCTCTTTCGCTGCACACAACACCAGTGAGTACGGTTCGAGGAAATGGAATAAAGCAAACGGGATTACGAAAGAAATATTTAATGAACGTAATAATAAAATGTATTTTCCTGAAGGCGGCGAAGGAAGTCATTTTCCTGCATATAGCACTCCCGTAATCAATCCTAATAATAAAATAGGACCGAATACACCCCTTAATAGTGTTGTTAATGTTAGTCAAGAATACATGAGAAAGGACGTTGCTAGATATGCAAATGCTGTTGGCAGAGAATTGAGATCTTTAGGTTGTGTATTCTATTTTGATAGCACTAGAAGACCACTAAAAGCGAATAAAGATTCCCCTCCAGGCAATCACTGGTTGGGATTAGCGATAGATCTTGCTCCAGCTGCGTCATTAACTGATCCAGATCAGGATGTATATGTTTGTACACCTGATTTTGTTTATAAAAATAGATTATATTGGAGAATATATGCAAGAAGTATAGGATTTTCTGGAATAGATAACCTTATAGCAAATAAAAAGGTCATCTCATCAAAAAAAGATGAGTGGTATGTCGGGGATTCGATGCCGGGAAATCAAGTTCCGCACATAACAATCAATGCTGCATATATAAGAAAAAATCCTGAAGATAAAAAAGGCAAATTATTTTTCAGACCAACAACTGGACCTTTTGTAGATTTGACAGCAATAATGTTTAAGCATGGTTTTACACCTATCGGAGCAAAAGATAATAAAGGTAAGTCGGCACCGTTTTTTGATTTTCCAAAAGCAAAAGCAGCGGAATATGGATTATCTGAAGGATCTATTTCTCAAGGATTGCCATTAAAGGGTTTCCCTGGTGCAGAATGGTGGCATTTTGAACATTTAGCAACAAATAATAAACATACAACCTCTTATGATGTAGTAAATCGAATTGCAAAAGAAGAAAAATATCTGCAAATAGGCAGAGACAAAGCAGATGACTATGCAACCTTTGAGGCGAACTGGCAAAAGAATAAATTTAAAAAAGCAAAACCAAGTGCGGTTAATAAAGATAAAAGGGGTGTGGAACTTTACGGTAGTTGGTGGTAATAAATAATAGGAGAACACATGGGTCTTAAAAAAGCATTTGATACCAAAAACTTATCTAATAAATCAAAAGCAATCCTCAATACAAGTAAAAATAGTTATTTGAATTTAGGAATAAATGGTGAACAACTAGATGAGGTTAAGGTACGATATAATAAAACACCCGGAGAAAGTTTAATTCAGGGTCCAAGAAATACTTATATAAAACAAGGGTATGATAGACCAGGAGAAAGAAACTCAGGACGAGGTGGAGAAACTGGCGCTGGATCAATTAGCATAGTTGCTGGACCAATGTCCGCAAGACCCCTTTCTTCTGAAATATCTCCACAGAGAGAAAAGCAAAAACTGTTTTATGCTGATCCTAATTTATATAGAGATGCGGCAATGATTTATATAGAACAAAAAACAGATGCAGATGTTAACTTTAATTTAACTTCTGGAAAAGGCGGTTCTTCAACTGCTAGGTCCGCAATTGTTGCTAAGGCAGATGTTATTCGAATAGTTGGTAGAGAGGGCATAAAATTAATAAGCAGAGTTGATGATCAAAATTCTTTAGGCGGTGGAGTTAGATCAGTTCCAAGAATAGAATTGATAGCAGGAAATAGAGATAGTGGTATGCAACCATCAACTAAGGCTAGTGCAAACAACAAATCGATAGAGAAGATTTATAAAAGATTAGATGAGTTAAATTCTACTTTAGATTTTTTTATGACTTCACAATTTGAGTTTAATCAACAGGTTATGAATCATCAACATCCAGATTCTTTTAGTCAATTGGTTGGATTACTTGGCGCATTCAATCCTCTTGCAATAAATGCTGGTCAAACTTTACCCAGTTTTTCATTAATGGCAGCGGGAATGAAATGTTCAGCACAAGAAATGATTTCTAAGCAAGATAATGTAATGAATAAACTTAAATCTACAATAACACAAGTAAATTCAACTGAAATATTTGGCACAAACCAAGCGGGTAGCAAGAGTATTTTTTCTAATTAATTTTTTGGAGTAGACAAAAATATGAGTATGATAGAAGCAAAACCATCTGTGAATCCTTTTACAGTTAATTGGGAAACGAATACGCAGATCCAGCAGATAACAACATTAAAAGAAATATCAGAAATAATAAGTTCTGGAATTTACAATAAAATATCCTCTGGTTTGACACCAGAAATTTCTGATTCTTATAAGCGTTTACTTGTTACAACTTTTAAAGAAGCAGAAATAAAACCAACAGATGTTCCAATAGGCAATATTTCTAAGTTTTCCAATGCACTAAATTCTGTAGTATCAGATACTTCTAAAATACCAAAAAATACACCACCTGACATTACCGAACTTCTTGACAATACTTTTATAAATGCGAGTTTTATCGTTAGTCCACCACCGGGGACACAATTTAATTTACTAGTAAAAAAACCATATTTAAAAAAATTTACATATGCCCCTACGCTACCTCATGCCATAAAAGAATATCACCACGTAGTTGTGAAAGGTCCACAACGTCTGTTTATGGAGAAAGCGAATGTTCTTGATGGTAAATTATCTTTTGAATTGTTTAAAAATACTGCCTTTGTTTCAAGTATAAAGCAACATGCTTTATTGGAATACTGTAAATCATTACCAAATAATGTTGGTGGTCAAATTTTAAGAGGTGGAAAAGATACTAACCTTAGAAAAATAAAAGAATCTTTATTTGCTAATATATCAATTACTGATTTTGCAATACCTACAGGTAAAAAAGAATCCGGTTCTTTGGTTTACTTTCAAACAATTGTTGCGGTAGATGTTGAAACAGAAAAACTTCTCAAAGGATTGATTCAAGGTTCTGCTTCGACAGTTGGATTAAATTCTTCAAACTCTAGATTTAAAATAAAATCTTTTAATTTATATGATCACGTTGGTTCTAAAAAATATCCAAAACTTGAAAATGGGGACGATTATCTTGATCATTTTCAGTCAACAATGAAGTTGCTGAAGATAATATCAGAAAAAAATAAAAAACTAGAGCCAAAAGACAAATATATAGTTGACTTAGACAGTCACATAACTGAAGTTAGAGATTATTATTATTTTCTAGCAAAAAATTGTCTTGGATATGAATTACAAAATGATTTTGTTGCTAAAAATGGATACATTGATTATTCTTTCACAACTTTTAATCCAAGTACCGGTAAAAACACTGGAATTTATTATCTTAATGAAAGAGGTGCCTCAGTTAAGAGATACAAACCAACTAATTTATCAAGTAAACTTGAAGCACAAAATTCTGCAGAATCATTTGTCACAAATACACCAGAAAAAAAAGCACAATTGAATCCTGATGCTCCTTGGAAAACCCCGTCTGCAACGTATTTTAATGAGGTTTGTTCAAATAATTTTAGAAATATATTGTATAACATAGATTCTATAGCAAAGGATTATCGTAAACATGGTGAGAATATGTCAGTTGACATTTTTGTTAAATCTTACTTGGTGGATTATACAAAAGAGTCACAATTAAAAAACACACCACAAAGAAGTATAAGAAAAAAAGTATATAATAAAGGTGAGGTAAATTATAAAAAAACAGAAGATGTAGAAAATGAAAGTATAATTCCGAAAGATTTAAAGGAAAAGATCTTTTCGTTAGTTGATGGTTCTTTTATTCAGACAACGGATGCTGCATTTTTGAATATAATTAAAAATGCAGATCAGATCAAAACGACTAACGATGTATACAATGAAGTTCTAAATGTAGTCCCATTGTCTGAAATTGTTTCAATTGCCATGTCTTGTGTTAAAAAATATCTAGACGATCCAATTGATAAAGTTAGAGATATCATTATAAAAAATATTAGAAAAGAAGAGATCGGCAAAATAATGTCATATCTCAGTAGTTCAAAACTACCAGAAAGTATAGTTTTGCAAAGAATAATTGCTAAAGAAATTAATCTTTCTGGTGTTTCTCTTTCTAGTGGTACTAGTCCTGGCGACACTTCAAAAAATCTAGAAACTTTAAAAAATGTATTTTTAAGTTTGTTTGCAAAAAATAATATAAATAAGGATTTGATTTCGATTGCTATATTTTCCTCTTTACCTGCTGCCGGTCAAATGGTAATTCAAATATATGAAGCAGCAGAAAATTTTATTGAAGGTACAGAAGATCGTGTTAAATCAGAATCTGATGTTGAGCAATTAGCAGACAAAGGTTATAAATTAATTGAAAAATACGCAGGAAAATATAAAGTAAGCATTAATGAAACGATAAATAAAAGTCTTGGAAAAATCAAAGGAGTAGATCTGTCTTCGGTGGCAGTCACTGATTTGTCTTCTTTGGGTTTGGGTGGAATTGATTTAGATTCTTTAGGTTTAGGGGATTTTGATTTAGGTAGTTTATCAAGTTTAGGAGGACTAAGTTTAGGTTCTCTGGGCGATTTATCAAATATGAGTTTGGGCAGTTTTGCTAAATTTAGTGGTTTAAATTTAGGAGACTTAGGTGGACTAGACGGATTTGGTTTAGACTTAAATGAATTGAATTTAACTGATTTTCTGAGCAGTAACGAAATAAATTCTTTTATTGGTAAAGCTACAGATCTCGCTGAAGATGCTATAGACGATGCTATTGATAGTGCATTAAATGAAGCAAATAAAATAATAAAAGATGCCACTCAGCAGTTCAATAATGTTCTTGATGATGCACAAAAAACAGCAGAAGAGGCATTTAATCAAGCAACTAGTTATCTTTCTCAAGTAACTTCTGGAATAAATGAATATCAAAAAGAATTAGACGAGATTGTTGACAAAACAGAAGAGTTGCTTAAAGGTGCGCCAAAATTATCAAATCCATTCGAATCAGTTGGAAAATCAGTTGAAGATGCACTTGAAAAATATAAAGGTGTTAATTTAACTGGTGATTGGTCAGAACAACTAAAAGAAACATTAATGGATTTTGTTAAAGAATATATTGTTAAGATGATATCTTCTATTTTGAAAGAGATTGCTAAATTATGTGAAGGGTCAAGCAAGTCAGATTTTGCAAATTTAAGTGCCAAACCACCAAATGTGGATTTTCCAAAAGATGTGACACCCGTTTTTCCGTTTACTCCAAATTTTCTTAATGACACAATTACCGACCCAGATGTCGTAAATGATATTGGAAGTTATGTTGATAGACCACCAGAAGAAATTAGTGAGTTTATATCTGAATTGTCAGAAGTTTTAACTGTATCTGAAACTTGTTCTTTATTTAGTGAGGATGCAAGTGGATTAATCAATAATTCAATAATGGATAAGATTTGGTCTGGTTTATTGGGTTTATCAAAATATGAAAAATTAAAAAAATCAATCGGTTCAAAAGGCAACTTGATAACTGTTTTTGCACTTTTATCTCCTTTTATAGATAAAGAAAAATGTGTTCTAGCGGTACAAGGAATTGAAAATACAAAAAAAATAATTTCTCAATTATGTGAACCAATTTCGAATGAAGCTTTAGTTGGCGAATTGTTAACTAAGGCAGATCGTGCAATTGTAAGTGAAATATTGAGAAAAGAAGATAAGGCGATAGAAAATCTTTTAGAAAATATTAAAGATTTGACTGACTTGTCCAATAATTTTCCACCTGTTTTTTGTGGTCCAGAAGCGGAATTAAAAGAACAAAAACCAATATTTGCAAGTTCAATGCACCCAAGCGCGAAATATATGCAAGATAAGCAGTTAAAATCTTCTTATGGGGTTATAACAGATGTTTTTGAAACAGATATATTAAACTTTAAAATAATTCTTACGAATAATATAACCAATATCGATGCTTTGAAAAACCCTGGGTCTAAACTTGACGCCTTATTTGGTACAAGTCTCAATACTGTAGATGCAATGTTGGCAACATTTAAGCCTCCAGGGGTTGGTGATTTTCCAATCCCAAAAATAGCAGAGATTCAGGAAAAACTAGAGAAACAGTCAAAACAAACTGGTGTTGTTGCAAGATCCGCGAAACAATATTTGGAAGGATTTGGAACTAAATTCAACATAGAAGTACCAGACGGACAGGAAGATGGCAAGGTTATTTCTTTAACAACCAATTATATCAAAAATGATAAAATCTCATTATCATTTAATTTTTCTGAAAATTTATATCAAAATCAAATTAGTGAGCGGACAGATATAATTCCACCACGAACAGTGAGATTAAGAGTTGGAAACGACAATAATAATGTAGAATATTTTACTCCACTAAAAGCAAATCAAGACTATAAAAAAATAACAGATAATTTATTTGCTGGTTCTAGTGAAACACAATATGACTATGCATTAAAACAATTCTTTGTAAATGATTCTAATTCTATTTCATTTTTTACAGAAATAACATCACAGATAATAAAAGAACATGCAGAATTTATTTCTACACAAGGATTGTTCAAGAGAAGTAATTTTAATAATTTAAAATTAAGTAGAAAAAATGCTTGTGCCAAAAGTCTTTTATACACACAGGATATATTCAATAGTGTAGAACAAACGTCAGACAACATTCAATGTTTATTTGGTATGGACGTTACCCCATCTCCACCTGAAATAGCGAAAATTTCTTCTTTTATAAAATTATATTTGAGAGTTCTAACATTAAATGAGATATTAAAGGGTATATTTGTATTTGGTGCATACGGTTTTAATGCTTTATTAGCGGGAAATAATCAAAATAATTCACTTGATTCATTTTATTTGAAATATTTAAAATCTCAAATTAAAAAACAAATGTATTTTGGCGCACAAGGTGAAAATAAGACAATTAGTCTTAGACAGGGGTTTCCAGATGACACTGATTTTATGAAATATTTACGCATTGAATACGCGGCAAATAATAATATTAAAAATATCAGTAGTGTCACCTCAGATCAAATTTTTAATGAATTGATAACTTCAACTATTTCATTTGCAAAAGATCACATGAATTCAATTCTTAATGACGCAGGAATATACAATATTGGATTTACTGATAGAATTTTAGCTCAAGACAGTTATGAATTAACAGACGCTTTCGAGGGAGAAATCGATGGTGAATTTCTTGAAGATCTTTCCGCTATCGAGGGTGAAGCAAATGCAGTCGAAACTTATAATGAGGTAAAGAAAACTGAATATTCAAATTATATTTTTAAAACCGATTTTGTCACAAAATCCCTGTTGGCAAACATTCTTAGAATAGATGAGTATACTGGTAATAAAAATAAAGCATTGAAAGTGGTTGACCCACCAACTGTTGTAAAAGTAGATAGAGAAAATTATTACTTTACTGTGCCAAGTGGATATTATACAAGCACTGATCGATTAAAGAATGGTGGATTCTTTTTAGAGCAAGGTTTTGAAGTATCTCCAATATATAAAGAGGATGTAGATAAATTTTCAAATATAAGATTTGATGGTGGTAAAAAACTTAAACCATTCTCTATGATTGATGATTATAATTTAATTTATAGTTTATTGCCGACTCAAGCAGAAGCAGCGGCAGCAGTTACTGCTGCCACAACACTCCAGGGGGCAGCACTAACGACTGCGTACCTCGGGGACGACATCGCCGCTGGCGCTGCACTTGATGCAGCACTTGAAATGCAAAAATACTCTCAACCTGCATTTGAATTTGCATCGAGAGCAGCAGCAGGGGGCAATGCGTATACACATGGTAATTCATCTCAAGAAGGATTATTCAAATATTTAATTGGTGGTTATAGTAAATTTACTAAAAATCAACTTATGACTGGAAAAATTGTGGTAGACGATATCGTAGCAAATACCCAAGGAAGAATTTCTGTTGGTGATTTTAATGCTATATATGGAAAAGATAGCATGGATGAGTATAGAATGGAACTAAACGGTTTTATCAAGCAAGCAAAAAATAAAGCCACCACTGAACAAAAAATAAGATTGAATCAAATTTTACAAAAAAACTTATTTTATAAAAAGTTTAATGGATATACCACTCTTAATTTATTGATTCCAATAGAAGAAGGCGCACCGACCGAATTAATCTATGAGCGAATTATGCTTGCAGCGGGTATTTCAAACTTAGATCCCAATTCAGATCAAGCAATTTCTTTCAAAGAAGGATTTGCAGAGGCAGTTTTTGATAAAAAATACTTCTTAAAAGAAGAGACACCAGTGGGTTCAAAAACACCAGGAAAAATGTTTTTTAAATTACCATTGGTTTATTTTATACATAAATATAATCCAGATGATGTATCTTCTGATAATGCGGTTTCTAAATCCATAATCGAAGTGCTAAATTCAACTACTGTTTTAAAATTGTATTCTTACGGGGACAAGATGAGTGACCTCCGCAGAGGCGTGCTAGAGGGTGGAAAATTTAACCCAGGTAACATAACCGAAGGTTTAGAAAATCACGAAGCACCATACGATAGTCCGACTCCATTTCCAAGTGATTTATATGCTTATATTTCTGAATCAATATCTTTTGCAAGATTAACAGAAAATTTACAATATGAAAGTATATTATCTTTTGTATCGGTTTTGGTTACTGAAGTAATACAAAAAAGATATCCAACTTTGGATGCTGGTTTTTCTAGAACACTAGCAATAATAAAAGCAGGATTAATGCCTCTTATTGATGTTTCAAAAAGAGGGGAAGATAAGGAATTTTATAAAAAGAACAATGCAATAGATTTATTAGGATTAGAAATACCAACGGTCAATATGGATTTACTATCTCTTATAATAGAAATGTTTATCAAAATGATGGCAAATATGAGCGATCCAACTTGGAAAACACCGTGGTTTGTCCCTGGACCACTTACTCCTCTTGGAATTATTGCAAAATTGCTTGATGATAGTGGCGCGATAGACGATATAGAAAAACTTCTTGGCAAACAGGACGAAGAAAAAGATAAGATTAATGATAGTTTAAATTGTGGTGATCCTAATGACACATAATTGTGTTAAAACCTACTTTTAATCTAATTAATCTAAGGAGAAACGAAAATGTCTGTTGGTATTGATGCTCAATTGCCCCTTGCATATAATGAAACGGATAAGTTTTATGGATTAATAAAAACCATAAAAGACAATTATAGACAAAACATAAAAATGCTTTTGTTAACTGCCCCAGGTGAAAGAATTATGCTTGCTAGGTATGGTGTAGGATTGAGAAATTATCTTTTTGAAAACTCTCCTGAAGCTGAAATAACACAAAGGATATATGAGCAAATGAGGTTATTTTTGCCTCAAGTTGCTATAATATCATTGTCTGTTATAAAAGATGCAAATGTAGACTTACAAGTGGGACAGTCAAATGTCTTATCAGTTAGTCTTACTTATGCAATTAAAGGAACAAACGTAAGAGATTCTGTAAGGGTTATAGAAACAAAACCTCTTTAAAGGAAAAAAATAAATGGCAGAAAAAAAACCATCGATAAAATATACTAGTCGAGATTTTACATCAATAAAAAGTGATTTGCTAAATTATACTAAAAGATATTATCCAAATCAGTACAGAGATTTTTCTGCTAATTCGTTTGGTTCTTTAATGCTGGATACTGTGTCTTACATTGGAGATATGTTATCTTTTTATTTGGATTATCAAGTTAATGAATCTTTTATAACAACCGCAATTGAAAGAAAAAACATACTTAAGTTAGCACAGCAACTTGGATATAAACCAAAACTAACAACAGCATCCTATGGAACTCTTACATTTTTTATTTTGATACCTGCAAACGTATCTGGTGCTCCAGACTACAACTATGCTCCAATATTAAAAGCAGGTAGTATTTTTAAAACAGGAGGGGGAAAAACATTTTCTTTATTAGAGGATGTAAACTTTAAAGATCAGGAAAATAATGAGATTGTTGTTGGTGATGTTAACAATGATACTGGAGTTCCAATAACCTACGCAGTTAGAGCGAGAGGTCAAGCAGTTTCAGGACAATTGTTCGTTAAAGAGGTTCGTATAGGAAATTATGAAAAGTTTAGAAAAATAAGAGTTTTAGACGATAACATATCGGAAATAGTAACAGTTAGCGACTCTGCTGGAAACGTTTATTTTGAAGTTGATTATCTAACGCAAAATACAATTTATGTACCTATAATAAACAAGAACGCAGATAAAAACACTGTTGCCAATATTATGAAACCAATTTCAGTTCCAAGGAGATTTGTTACAGTTATAGAAGAAGATCAGGTTTATTTACAGTTTGGGGCAGGAACTAATGAAAATGTAGAAGAAATTATTGACCCTGCGAACGTATTTATTGAGCAACACGGTAAGAAATATATATCAGATAATTCTTTTGATCCCAATGTTCTAACTCAAACAGATTCTCTTGGCGTCAGTCCAAGTAACACAACTTTGACAATAATTTACAGAAAAAATAGTTTTCAAAATTCAAATGCCTCCATAGGTACTATAACATCTGTAGATCAAGCTGTATTTGATTTTGAACAAACAAGCAACTTAAGTGCATTACAAATAAGAGCAACCCAAGAGAGTCTAGAGGTTATCAATGAAGAACAATTTATTGGAAGTAATACATTTGTTTCAAATGACCAAATAAGAGAAAGTGCTTTTGGTGCTTACGCAATGCAAAATAGAATTGTAACACAACAAGACTTAATTACAGCTGCTTATAGTATGCCTTCCAAGTTTGGAACAATCAAAAGAGTAAGTGCGGATCAAGATTCAGATTCTTTAAATCAGAGAAATATTAATTTATACGTTATATCAGAAGATGTTGATGGAAACCTTTCCACAGCATCAACAACCATAAAAAATAACTTAAAAACCCATCTATCTGGATATAAAATGATTAATGATACAATAGACATTCTAGATGCAAAAATTATTAATCTACAGATTTCTTTTAAGATTGTGTCATACCCAGATGCAAATAAGTTTGGTTCATTAGATTCTGCAAAGCAATCTTTAACAAATTATTTTAGAAATAGAAAGAATTTTGATATAGGCGAACCATTTAAAATAACAGATATTTTTAATGTTCTTAAAAACGATCCTTTGGTACTTGATGTGGAAGAAGTGATTGTTACAACAAAAAATGGAATTTCTTATGCAGATACAAATTTTAATGTTGAAGACAATAAAGATAAAACTGGTAGAATTATTTACTGCCCAAAGGATTCTATATTTGAGGTAAAATTTCCAAACGCAGATATTATAGGAACTATTCAATAATGGCAATTAAAAGATACTATGCTACAAAAGATAACACAATTACAAATGCTTACAAGGCAAATCTTCAGACTCGTGGGGTTAGCGGCAACATGGGTCAGTCAGATATTCTTGAGGTTTTTAGTATTTATGCTCAAGTAAGTTCTAGTGAGGAAGGATACTCTTCTGAACTATCTCGTATTCTAATCCAGTTTAACACAGATGCTATTAACACAGATAGAACTGCTGGAAATATTCCAGCATCAGGTAGTGTAAATTTCTTTCTTAAAATGTATGATGCCGAGCACACCCAAACAACACCAAAAGATTATACTCTAATTGTGTCCGCAATATCTCAGTCATGGAGTGAAGGTCTTGGGTTGGACATGGAAGAATATTCAGATGAAGATGCTTCAAACTGGTTATCTGCTTCATCGGACCCAGGAAAACAAAAATGGGTTGATTATGCTAGTGTAGCAAAACCAGGAGGAAGTTATATTACCGGGTCTGATGCTAATCCGACTGAATATCTTTTTACTCAATCATTTGATACTGGTTTTGAGAATCTAGAAATAGATGTAAGTCACCTTGTAGAAGATTGGATTAGTGGTGATTTGAATAATTATGGTTTTGGTGTGCGCTTAACAGGTTCCGACGAATCAGCAACAAATTCTTACTACACTAAAATGTTCTTTGCTCGTGGATCGCAGTTCTTCCACAAGCGTCCAGTTATTGAAGCTCGTTGGGACAGCAGCAAAAAAGATAACAGAGGCGACTTTTATTTAAGTTCTTCTCTTGTTCCTGCATCTGATAATTTAATGAATCTCTATCTTTATAATGTGGTTAGAGGACAATTGACTAACATCCCAGCAGTTGGTACTGACGATATGTTAGTTAGCATTTACAGTGGTAGTACTGGTCCAACAGGGAATAAATTATATCTTCCAGTTGGCGGTGGAGTCGTCGCAACAGGAGATGTTAATATTACTGCTTCTCATGTTGAAACAGGTATATATTCCTGCTCTTTTGCTTATACATCATCCAGCATCACTTCTATCTATGATGTTTGGCACAGCGGTGGAATAGAATATCATACAGGTTCGGCAATTAGCGTTCAAACATTTGATAGCAAAGATTATAATTTTGATCAAAGATACATCTCTAAAGTCACAAATTTACGTGCCACATATAATCGCGGCGAAAAAGTAAGATTTAGACTTTATACTCGTCAAAAAGATTGGTCTCCAACTATTTATACAGTAGCGAGTAACGCCATAGAAACAAGTATTATTGATAATACTTATTACCGTTTTACCCGTGTAAGCGATAATCTAGAGGTTATTCCTTTTGGAACCGGTTCGCTAAACCACACTCGACTATCTTATGATACGAGTGGTAGCTACTTTGATTTAGAAATGGACTTATTCGACACTGATACGGTCTATGAATTAAGTTTTTCATATCTAATTAATGGAAGTTATGTGGAACAACCAGAAAGGTTTAGGTTTAGAGTAGAATAATATGTCCTTAAAAGATTTATTCAAAGAAAACGGATATAAATTTTTATCAAATTCTTCACTTAATAGTTTAACTTCTAGTGGAATAGAATCACCTGAATATGTAAAAGCATACTTAGAAGATAGAAATCGTTTTATTCCTCTTGTAGATTACTCCAAACCAGAGAGTTTTGCTCGTTTTGGTTCCGCAGAAAAATATTATTACGATTCAATTACTAGAATTTACAAGACCTATCCTTATGATGGTTCTAAAAAAGAAAAAATATTATGGGAACTTTCATCCTCCGGTATAGATCTTTATATTTTTGAAAATGATTACCCTCGTACAACTGGTTATGCTATATTTTCAACCGCTAGTCTAACAGCAACTGACACCTCAACAAATTATGATTATTGGGGATCATATGGTGCCGCAGGAACTGGTACATATGAGTATATTTCTTTTAATGGCGGTCCCCATGCCGGTACCGGCACTAGAGTTTATATTGATCCAGATACAGGTGAAGCAAAGTATAGAGAAAAAGCAAACGTCTATGATCTATCTAAAAATCGTGAGTGTAACCTAAAGATAGGCGGAAATGATGGAAATACAGTAGAGTTTTGGCTTAAAAAAGAATCTTTTGGTATTACCGCTACACAGACTGAGGTTATCTTCGATATATTCACTACAAGTTCAATATCTTCAAGTTTAGATTATGGGCGGTTAACGATTGAAATGTCTGGTCACGGTGTCGCAACAAACACCCTTTCTCCATTTTATGTTACATATATGTCTGGGACAAGCGGAATTTCAAAAGAAAACATCGGCGCGTCTATAACGACATCTTCGATTGCTGACGACAGTTGGCATCATTATTCTTTTAGATTTAAGAATGATGGATCAAATACATCTGTTGATCTTTTTATTGACGGTCAATTTAACGATAATATTAAAACCGGTACGACTGTTGATTATGTAAGTGGCACCATTGTTGGTACAATTGGCGCTCTCGCAACCAACCCATCAGGTACTCAGGCAGGGGCACCACAAGCAGAAAAAGGGTGGGGTAAATTATCTGGGTCTTTGGACGAATTTAGATTTTGGAAAGTTTGGAGAACATCAAAACAAATTCAAACACGATGGTTTGATCAAGTTGGAGCAGGAACAAATACCGATGATGCAAATACTGATTTGGGACTTTACTATAAATTCAATGAGGGAGTAACTAATACTCCAGCAGTCGATTTAAAAGTTTTAGATTATTCCGGTCGTGTAAGTAATGGCACCTGGACAGGTTACTCTGCAGATTTTTCTAGAAATACTGGTTCTGCTATAAATGAATGCGGTTTAACTAACTTTTCAGCTAGTGAATTTAGAGATCCAATACTTTATTCTTTCCATTCTTCTGTTGTTTCTTTACTAGACGATAGAAGACAAAAAGGAAAAGAGTACGATTATAGAAATCCATCTACAATATATTATACAATGCCAGGGTGGATTTTAGATGAACACGATACTAATAATACTGCAAATGAAGGCATAATAGCAAATTCTTTACTCAATCTAACACAGATTATGAGTAGTTATTTTGATGATGCGGCAAATTTAATCAAAACATTGCCATCACTAATGAATACAGAATATTTTAGCGGTTCTAATAAACCTTTGCCTTTCATGAATAGAATTCTAGAATCAAAAGGGTTTATAACTCCAGAAATATTTAACGCACTTGATGCTTTAGAAGATTTAGAAAATAGAGATGATAATTTTCTTTACACTAAAAAAATTGCAGATGTAAAGAATATTATTTATAAAAACATTTATAACAATTTAAATTACATAAACAAATCAAAAGGTACAGAAAAATCTTTTAGAAATCTAATTCGTTGTTTTGGCGTTGATGATGAAATATATAAAATAAATCTCTATTCAAATAATGTTGATTTTCTTTTAAAAGATAAATTTAGATCTGTTTCTACCAGACATAGAGTTATTAACTTTAATGAAGTTGGAAACTCAGATGCAACTGTATATCAGTACACAATCAATGGTAATTCAAATTCAACAACGTTCATTTCGGCAAGTAATAATTTTACACTCGGCACCTCACAGGAATTTGGTTTGCCATTTAGCGTTGAAGCAAGCATTATTTTCCCAAAAAGAGTAATTGAATCCGATTGGAAAACTCAAACAAAAACATCCGAAGAGTTTGCAAATTATTACCCCCTTATGGAAACTTCAAGTTTGTTTGGTATGCACACAGCAGTGGATTCAACTCCAGCACAAACCACTTGGGCATCGAATGATTATGCTAACTTTGTTGTTAAATCCATAAGACCAGACGTGTTTTCTGATAAAACAAAGTTTGTATTAACTGGTACTCTTGGTTCAGTTATACCAGTGTTATCTTCATCGCTTTTAAGTGATGTTTATAGTGATTCTGATTTTAATTTCTTAGTAAGTATATACCCAGAAAAATATCCAAATGTAAATGAAGTTAGCGGAGCAGCGGGAGGTCTCTCTGACTATACTGTAGAATTTTCTGGCGTTAGAAGAGTTTTAGACGTTACGCTAGAAGAGTTCACTGTAACCGGTTCGATTACCGCTCAAAATGCTGCTAACTTTTTAGCTTCACCAAAGAGACTTTTTGCTGGAGCACACAGAACAAATTTCACTGGTTCTGTTCTTGAAAACACTGATGTTAAATTCAACAATTTGAGAGCATGGCAAAACAAACTCTCTATAGAAGACTTAAGAGTCCATGCCTCTGATCCAGATAATTTTAGTATTAAAGACCCACAAGAGAATGCGTATTTATTTAATACACAAATAAATAAAGTTTTTGTTCCTAATCAAGAAACACTACTGCTTCACTGGAACTTTAATAGTGTTACTGCATCAGATGCATCTGGTGAGTTTTCTGTCCAAGATCTAACTTCAGGATCTACAGACCAAATATCTAGATATGGATTTTTAGCAAATCTAAAAAATAAACAGTTTACTGGTAAGGGCGAATATTTTAATGCTTCTAGTACAAGTGTTTCGGTTGTTGATCAATTAATCACAGCAAAACAAAATCTACCAGAAACAATAAATAGCGAAGATACAATACAAGTTTTGTCAAATGATGACATTTATTTTACAAGAGATAGTCGTCCAACTTTCTTTGATATGTATGTAGAAAAAAGTCCTTATCAAAGCATATCAGAAGAGATGCTTAAATTCTTATCAACTGCAATTGACTACAATAATTTAATTGGTCAAGGTGTTGACAGATATAGAAATCAATATAAAGAAATAGAATTATTAAGAAATTTATTCTTTAAAAATATAAAAAGTGAACCAGATTTAGATAAATACATTGAATATTTTAAATGGTTTGATGTGGCAATTTCCGCTATGATCCAAAAAATTGCCCCTATGACTTCTGGTCTTGCTGAAAAACCACTTAGAAACATTATTGAATCACATATTTTTGAAAGAAACAAATATGAAACTAAATTTCCAACGTATGAATTTAAACAAACAGATCCAGAAGCAAATTTACTTGGCATAAATGAACTTACATATCCTTGGAAAGAGGGACATGCTCCTTTAAATGCTTCCGCAGGTAGTCAAGAAAACAATTGTCTTTGGTTTAAAGAAAGGGCAGAAAGAGATGGTGTTATTAGCAGCGGCGATGCTGATGCTGATTCTGATAGACAAGAAATATTAGATGTAATAAATAACAAAAGTAATGCCGCACTTCCAAATTTAAGCGGTTCAAGTGGGACTTATCAAGGTTCAACTTTTGCTTTACGCCGACTTGCCAAACCTTATAAGATTAATGCAGTTAAAGAAACACAATTACATGCCGGTGGAAATACTTACGAAAATAAAAAAGTGGGTATTTGGGACGCTCTTAGAAAAAGACCAACTCCATCAGGAGCGGGAGAGGGCGGTTTAATTTCTATTGAACCAACCGATTCGTCACTAGACAGTTTTAAAGATTGCGACGACAATATAGAGTTAAACAAAGGAAAAAGAAAATATAAATTCTCAGTTGGCACTGCACAAGATGGCGGCACATTCTCAGAAGTTTATAAAGGCGATATAGTGTTCCCATTCAGCCTCTACAGTTCTTCTGTTAATTCAAATCCAGCAATGACTAATTTAGAAGTTTTTCAATCAAATCTAGCGATTACAAATTTGCACCACGATAGTTATGGTCCATATGGTGATGTTCCAATGCAGGGTCCATTTACAGAAAAATTTGTAGGTGGTCGCCAATATCGCCATGTGATGTTTAACTTGACTCCAAATCAAGCCCCAACGGTTCGCCCGTTACAAAGAATTGAGGGTTGGAAATTGACCGCCTCCGCTGGTGCTCTAGATTTAACTAATGTTGGTTCAGACGGTTCTGGGAGAATCCGTCCATACTCAATATTCTTCCGTGAAGAATACGCAAAAAGACCTGTAAATATTAAAAACATTCAACAAACAACGGGAGCAGTCGGCGGCGCTACCGACTCCATTGACCAACTTAACGCCACAAATATAGGAAACTACACCAATACTTACGAAATTGTAATGACTAATGATAGGTCAATTAACAATAGATATATGGTCAAATCTGAGGGAAATTTACCAACAACATACACAGATTCCACTTTTGTTTCCGGTGTTGTTGATTTCACCATCCCAAGAAGGGACTTAACCGGTTCAACTAAAGCAATAATTGTCAACAGATTCTCTGCTCCAGGCGGTCCCGATACAATGGGTGAAGGCATGTTGGATATTGCCTCTGCACAATATAGTGTTTACAATGCTTTACCATTTAGAAACTTAAGCGTTAGACTACCTTTAAATGAGTTACACTCAGACCATACAAACCAGTTTGGTTTATTTAGTGATGCTAGAACAGTTGCCGACTACGAAAGAGCCTCCTGGGCAACTTATCCAGGTGGGTCATCTTCTATTGATGATCCTGGCGCAGACTTAGCGTACATCGGTACCGGTTCCTTCCACAAGGTGAATAGAAACGGCAGAAAACAACCAAAATATTCAAATGAGTATACAGGCGAGTTGGGTACTATTTCCACTTCTGCTTCTTACGATAACTTCTTTGTCCAGCATCAAATACCACAAACTGATGTACAGTATGCTTGGATCACAGCAAGTATTATTTCTGGTTATACTGGTTCCGCTCTTTATGGGTTTGAACAACCAGATTTTAGTAACGCAAGTCTTGCTTCTACTGATTTAACCTTTGCAACTGCTAGTTCCGCAGGTATTGCATTCGATGGCGGTTTATCAGACCCGTATGCTGTATATGATGAGAAAGATCCAGATGTGGACCCAGGCAACTTATGGCCATTTGTGAACTTTGACTTTGTTGGGATAAACTATTTTATTGTTGATCCATTAAGTTCTAGTGTAAATACTATAGGTTATAATTCTTCTATTGCTGTTGAGAATTATGGTATCGGTGCAGTATATGTAAAAGCAGAGCAACTTGGTGGTGCAATAAACTATAGTCAAGGTTTTGGTAAAGCAGGAATACTAAATGCTATTCTCACTCACCGCCAAGGTCCATACGGTGGAGCAAACTGGAAACTTTACAGAAAAGATAATCACCCAATCGTAAGAGCACATAGAAGCGAGAATAGATTAAGTTATCTTAAAGTTAAAAAAGCGGAAAACAACAACTTTCAACAAATACAATTAGATGGTTATAGAGGATCAATAACTTCTGTAATAGAACCACCAATTACAAGTAAATATAAACCATTAGTACATAATTTATCAATGTCAAAAAGTCCATTGGAGACACCAGACAAAGTAAGCGTTGCGAATGAAATATCCCATACATACATGAATAATATTATGTACTTTACTGATCACTCTAGTGATAATATAAGTCTTAATTTTGATATACTGGACCCAAATAGAAACTCTAAAACAGATCAAGAAATGTTAGATGTAATAAATTATTATCTTCTTTCGTCGCAAGATTTTGCCGAGGCACCAGAGTTTAGACCAGTTATGGGTCTTAATTACTACAAAACAAAAGAAACAATCTATCCAAAAGAACAATATACCTATCTTAAAACACATAGGCAAAGAGACAATTTCGAAAATGGTTTCTGGAGAGATGATGCGGAAGCAAGAAGAAGTAGAACTATTGGAACATTAGGAGCACTGACATATGGTATCACACCTTTTGGTTATATTACATATGATTCATCCCTCTACTTATATTATAATAGACCATTGTTTGCATATGCCACTTCAAGTATGTGGTCGTTAGATGAAAGAGTTAGTTTTGCCACAGGCACACCGGGAAGAATTAAATCCGGCATTAGAGAATCTGAAGTTAGTCTTTCTCCGCTTAATTACAATATTTTACCAGCGGTATCGGCATCTGACGGTGGTGGCATCTTACAAAACTCTTTTTACCCATATTCAAATAATGCTTTTATAACTTCTAGCGGTGCAGATACAACTTATCCAACACCACACCTTTACTATTCTGCTTTATTACCCCAGTATAATAGAAGAATTGCTGGTGTTATTCCATCTGACACAACTCATGAATATAAATTTGGCGATACCAAATGGGAAGCAGGAGAACAATCAGGTAAAGCACCTTTCTATGACACATACGATGATTATGTTGAGGAGATAAAAAGAGTCGGCAAGGATTATGGAATTATTCCAGAATTTAGAATTTCTGAACACATGGATTATTATCTCAATGATGCCCCAAGTGGGTTCTTATCAGAACCAGATGGTGCATACACGATAACCGGTTCTTCCTTATCTTCTAGTACTCAATCTGGTTTTGCAAGAGAATATTTACACACAGATTTCTTAAAAACTTTTTCTCTTGTTAATCACAATGCTTATAATGATCAATCAGAACCTAAAAAAATAACTTTATCTGCAGATGCTTTAATTAAATTTTTACCTTATGATGGTTTTTACCCATCGGAAAGAACTGTGCAGATAACAAAATTATTTTATGATAGTTATTCTGCAAGTTTCTCTGTAACTGGAGTTATGGCTGGGTATGGAAGTTTTGGTTCTACTGAAATTGATTTAACCACAACATTGTCTGGACGCTCAACGGGTTTTATGAACCCAGTTTGGAAATCTTTGTTTGCTCCAGGTATTTTATACAATAGCATTAAATCTGGTATTGCTGTTGATTATCCAGTACACACCCAAGACGTGAATCTTTCTCTGGTCGGCACACCTAACCAAAGAAATAGTCTTGGATATTTAATTGATATTCCAAGAATTAACTCTGATTTTGACTTTAGAGTTCCGTTTGAGGCATTAGTTGACCCAGAAGCAGAACTTGGTTCGAGAGGAATTATTGACAACGAACCCCACCCTTCTGCTAGTGCCGAAATTACTGCATCGCTTATAGGATCAGGAAAAGAAAATTACAAACTAGCTATGCACAATTTCTTAGCATCGACTATCGATTTTTTCAGACCAGATAGCAATTTGACAACATTAACTTCTATACCAGATGTAGATCAACAGTTCGGTTCTATAGAAGACTCGGCAGGAGTTGGTTTTGTACCTGGAAAAGAATATAGAATGAGATTGGTGTGTTATAACGGCACGATAGGTAAACAAAAAATATTAGTAGATAGAGTTTTAGCGAATCTTAGTGCAGATTTTATAGTTCACTCTGCATCTTATGATGCCAATCCACCGACGTGCGTTATGTATGCCCAGACAGGCAGTGACGACAAAAAATTATTTGATTATTATGGTTCTGCATTCGGACCACCTGTTAAAACACTTGGTGGTCAATCGAACACGACTGATCTTGCAAAGGATGTTAGATTTAATTTCAGTAGTGCTTCATATGAACCATATACTCCTGCGTA